ATCCTTGTAGCCTTGCCAATACCAGATAAAGTTAGAAGCTATTAGTAACCCTAACATTCCTATGATTGTTATTGAGTTGATCATTGTGTACCTATCTGCATCCAGCGCCCTCGTCTGGCTTACAGAATTAGAGTCTCACGCCTATCTGACATAATCAAGCACATTTAGGTAACGAAACGATAACGATTTTTAGGCGTATAATTTCCCGTAAAGGGTAAAGGATCCATCTTTGTTTATTGGAACAAGCATTGGACTTACTCGGTCTCCATGCGTTTCTATAACTGCCACGCTCATCTGCCAATTAGCACTGCCAGCCTTTAAATAAGAGGCTTTCTTCTTGTCCATGACATTCCCAGCCTCCAAGCCCCACAAAGTCCTGTATGAGGCTCCTATGCCCTCTGTGAAGGCACTGATGCCTGCTCTGTGGGTATGTCCACACACTACAGACTTGCCGAATTTACGCGCTAAACCTAAAGCTGTAAGTCCAGCATTAGTGTTCATTGATCCTTCGTCACCATGGACTAAGACCCATCCTCTGTGGAACTCATAGGGTTTTCTATGAAAGCGTATCCCCAACTCGTTGAAGCCCATAAAGTTGGAGTAATCAAGCTCTGGAAGTCCAATGAGGCTAGGAGCTCCTCTAACGAGAGTGTGGTATAGACGGTCGGTATGGTTGGATCGGGTAATATCGGTCGTGCCAAGATCCCAGAGGATGTTTTGAGCCAGAGTTCTATCGGCATCTAATTGCCCCTCATATTCTAGGTGAGTACCTTTAGCCCACTTGGACTGCGATTGCATGTCCAGTTCATCACCGGTATTAAGGACTAGGTCAAACTTTTCACGCTTTACTAACTTGATAAGATTTTTTACTGCTTGCTCATGATGAAACGGAATTTGAAGGTCACTGATGACCAAGTACCTTTTCTTCTGGCTGCTAGTCATCATCCTCATCTTCGTAATCGCCGAACCTTTCTGGCTCGACTGGATCAGGCAAGATCCATGCAGGATAGGCTGATCGCTCTACGATGATTCCTAAGACGGTTTCCTCATCAAAGCCTGCTCGCTTTAGACTTTGAGCAAACTCATACATCCCAATGCAGTAAGCATCGAGAGCTGAGTAATCTTGCTCAACTAGATTCTTAGTTGCTTTTCTTGCCATTGGAAAATTATCGGTCTAAGAGAAGATTATAGATCTCATCAACACGCCCATTAAGTCTTTTAATTTCAGACAATAGGTGAGTGATAACAAAGCCCGAAAGACCGCCTAGCACTGCAAGGGTAGCCATGTAAAGAGTAAAGAAGTCTCCCTGTGTCACTTTTTAACACCCATAGCAGGATCGTTAGCATTGAGGTATCTCAACACTGGAGGCAAAATCGAGGCTACGCCTGCTGCAATTAGAGCTTTAGGATCTGAAACCCCAGCAGCAGCCATGCTGATTACTGCTACTAGAAAGGCTCTCGCCCATGATCCCGCTGCTGTCTTTAGTTCTTTCATTCTGTGGCTCCTAACATAGGTATTTGAAAAAAAGCCTCATTATCGTCAGCTTCTTTTTCAAACGAGATATGGCAGTGGTGGTTGTGTTTGTTTGAGCCCTCGTATGGACGCCAAGCCCAAGCCTTTTTGCTTGAGGCAATACGACCATCAAAGATAATGTAGGCAATGCGTTTTTCTTTTTTAGACTTGCATAAGAGACGAATCTGATCTGCAATATCTGGCATGAGGTCTGGCTTGCTCCGACCACTGACATCACGATCAACATCGATGGCACGAACCCAACCATTAACATCGGGATTATGATCGCTAGGGCGAGCTGCGTGTCTGGTATCACCGATCCAGCCATCCGATGTGCGGTCACGACTTGGGTATGAGTCATCGAACTGTTCCCGAAGTTGTTGAGCAGCCTTACTTAACTGAGGTTTCATTAAGGCTCGCTAGATATGCCTGATAATCGCTATTCAATGGGTCAGTTGGAATAATTGAAATTGATCCATCTTCCCAAATTTTTTTAATGTAACCATTTTCCTGTATTTCAATTATCATTTTTATAACTCCGCCGTTAGATCAAAGAATTTAGTTGCACCTGCTGCAACCTGAAATCTTCCTGCTTGACCAGTTGTCAAACCGGTAGTAGTAATTCTAAACAAAATTCCCAATGGACTTGACAAATCAAGATTTAAGTTAGAAGTTGCAGAAGTTCCGGCAGACCATACAACAACAACATCAGCAGTTGCAGAAGTTCCAGCAGTAGGTGCTACGCGCATACTAACTGGCAAGCCCATCGACGCGCTTGCATCCGTAGTTGATTGTAAAAATGCGGTCGAAATAGGTGTTGCCTGTGATGCGTTCATCCCATACCTTTGATAATAACGCTGACAAGCTGCCAATTCTGTTTGTAATGTAGGGGTAGCCAATGCCCATGCTGTGCTAGTACCGGCATTAAATTGCACTTTTGATAATGTTTTTGTTGTGCTAACCGCTGTAAATTCCACGACCACATTCGCAGTTCCGTCAGCGGTAAAGGTAACAGGCGAAGCAGCGTAAGATGGTGGTGTGCCACCTGAATTATAAACGCGACCCGTTGCTGTGCCTGTCCACGAAAGTGTATAAGTGCCAGCAGATACTAAACCTTGTTCTATGATTTGTTGCAATCCACCACTCGCGTTTATCGTAAGAGATTGACCTTGCGTGGATGCTGTAAAAGTTAATGTGGTGTTTGTATAATTAGACTTCCATCGATCAAAACCATAAGTACCAGAAGCTAAGTTGGCTGCTGAAACATAAGCTCGTTGGTTTAATGCAAAATTAGAATTTAATAAAAGATTGACAGAGGGTGCGCTTGAAGCAGTAGTCCATGTAAAGTCCATGTCTGTATTAGATGTCTTGGATAGCACCTGACCAGTAGTGCCACCTTTAAGATCGACCATAGACGCATCAATAGAATCGCCCAGTGTTTCAATGGCTACTGCGCCATTTTTTACAAGGTCGCTCGATGTGGGAACGACCCATCCGAAGTTCGGGGTGGTTGTGCTCATTAGGTTAGTGCTCCGATCGCGTTAGTCCAAGTAAGTGTACCATTTACACCTGTCCAGATTAGGGAGAATGGTAATACCGTTTCCCATTGTGTGGTAGTTAGTGAGAAGTCTGTAGCTGACACATAAAGAGTCATGTCCACAGAAGTAGGGTTAGCCCGTAGAGCGATGTTCTCCACAAAGCCATCAAATGCACCGCCCAAAAGGTTGCTTGGCAGATTGTCAATTAAGACAGGCTGACCGAAGAATATCCCAATAAGGTTGTCCAGCATTGCATCTGGCATATTGGAATTGTCGAGGCGGAAAGTTATAGCACCTAGTGAGCCTCTAGGGTTTTTACGAAGGGTAAGCTCTCTAGTGGCGATCTGAGTAATATCAACTATGTCTTTAATGTTAGATTCACTAGACTTCTCAAAGAGACCAAAAGAGGCTATAGAGTCTTGATCAGAGTCAGTGTAGGTAGAATTGTAGCCAGTTGAATAACGATAGATCAGGCTGTTACGGATACGAGCGATCTGAGTCTGAGACTGGATGCTGCTAGCAGTTGCATAAGATCCATCAAGGTTAGTAAAGCCATTGGCTATAAGATAATTAGACCTATGATCGGCATCGTCATAATTCACATTTCCATAGCGATCCTCGTTGAGCTGACCGAGTGCGCTTTGTGCTATCTGATCTGCAAGAGATCCAGACTTTGCAGTAGGACTGGCAGTCTGACTAATCATCGTGTAATAGCCTGAGTCAATAGTGCCGATGTAAGACTCTGCATCATTCCATGTCTGAGTTGGAGGATATGTATCCCACGTCACAGTTGGAGTTATTTCATTCCATTTAAGATTAAGTGCGCTGCCAAGAATTTCGCCTATCTGTGCGCCATCCAAGCCTTCTGCGAGGGCTGTGTTATAGATGGACTTTGTAAGTTTAGAAAGGCTTCCAACTCCAAGGATAGTGCCAGTAGTCACAAAGCCTGTCTCATCTGGGCTTCTGACTGCAATGTTAAAGTCTGATACTTCTCCACCGAATACAGTGACGTAAGCACCTGTAGAGTTTTTAAGTTCTAAGGTTACGCTTTCTGTGACATTGATAGTGAAGGGCGCATTAGTACTATTGATAATGTCGACTTGGCAGTAGCCTGCTGTAGGTTGCCGATCAATGTCTGTGCGACCTGTGGCATAACTGACAGCTGTAACAGTGGTATAGACATCATCGCCAACCGTTACTCGCCATTCTGGAAGCCATGTCATAAAATCGTACCGGCTTTAATTGTGCCTCGGTCGATAGCATTTTGTACAATGCTTGTGATTAGGCTTGCAAGCGCGTTAGGATCTCCAATCACACCATTAAAGTTGTTATTTACTGTCACAGGCTGACTATTACCAGCTTTGATGGCAGCAGCGTTTTCGGCTGCTGCTGTAGCAGCAATGGATATGGCAGCAATAATAGAAGCTAAAAGAGCTGGATCGCCGAAACTAGATGTAACAGCTGTAGGCAATGGAGGTGAGTTAGAAGTTGTAGTTCGATTTTCAATATCAGTTGCAGTAGCTGGTCTAAGAGATTTAGGGTCTGTTACGCCAATAGCTAAGCCTTCTGCAGCAGTAATTTTCTGACCGCTAGTAAGCCTTCTAATAATGTCATTTATCTCTGTTGAGGTGAAAGTCCTTTTAGTAGTACCTGCTGCCAATTTTGCTGCTGCTGTTGCAGCTGCCAGTGCTGCTAGAGCTGCCTCGGCTGCTGCGCTAATTTCAACAGTAATTTTTCCGCCAGAAGGGATATTTAGACTATCTAATATCCTTTTAGCATCATTTAAGTTAGATAAACTAATTAGATCTTTTGCAGCCAATGCCTCTAAGAGTTTTTTAATATCAATTATCTTAAGTTCTTGATTAGTTAAAACACCAAGAAGTTTTGTACTCTCGTTAAGTGCTTTAGTGGCTGCTTCAATTCTTTTTACATCACCCGAAGCAATAGCATCCTCTAAAGTTTTAATATCTCTCAATACTGACAAACGAGTAAGATCATTAGTAATCACTAAAAGTTGATATGCGCTAGTTGCTTTCTTTAATTGATCAACTTGATTTATTTTAGCTGCTTCAAGTTGGATTGCTTCCATGTCAAAGGCAGTGCCACCCTTGCCTAATGCAAGATTAGCCTTATCAATAGCTACGCCTAATTGCTTGGCTTTTAACTTTTTTAATTCTTCTGCTGTTAGTTTTTTAGCGGCATCGCTGGTCTTTTTAACAACATTAAAAGATGATAGTAAAGACTGTAGGTGAGCATTATCCGCTGCTGTTAGTTCTTTTGTCTGGATTCCAGCCTTGCGTAGTAATTCAATATAAGACCCAACGATGGGAATCATTCCTACATTGAAACTTCCTACCACTGGGATGTTCTTTAATTTAGCTGTAAGGACTCCAATACCGCGAATAACGTCTGCAACATAAGTAGCAGTATCCTGCATATTGGAAGCAAGGTCATCAACGCTTGTATCTTCGCCTAGCATCTTAAGGGCATCAATAAGACCAGTGCCGATTGTTTCAGAAGCGTTATTGGCTGCAACTGCTAACTTGTTAATAGATCCTTCAAAAGATTCCGCTTGACGCTTAGCCTGACCGGCGAATAAAACACCTAGTCGAGCGGTAATCTCCTCAAAATTAGATGAGGTTAATTCTGCTTTAGATAAGCCTACGCCTAAACGACCTAGTGCTTGGGTTTGTCCTAAATATGCTTTTTGGAGACTTTGTGAAACTTGAGTTAGAGTCTTGCCAGTACCAGCACTAACATCAAGTGCAAGGTTCATCAACTTCTGTGACTCGGTTACTGAGCCAGTTGCTCTCAATAAACGATCCATGGCTGGACGAAGTTCATCGTCTAATATGCCTGTTTGACGTTCTAATGAACTAATAAAATCATTTACAGATGCAGCAGTAGCAGCGTTCTGGAAGCCAAGGTTTTTTAATGTTTGTGCTAAAGATGCTTGAGCAGCTTGATCTGCTGCTGCTGCTTTTACAGATTTCTTAGCGTAAGCAAGAACAGCGGAAGCACCAAAGGTTATCCCGAATGTACGAGCAAGATTCTTGGCATTTTTATTGAGTTTATCTACAGCTGTTTCTGCTTGCTTAAAACCTTTACTATCTAGCTTGGAGCCAATGTTAATATCTATAGCCATTAGGCAGCCTTCCTAAAGGTAGAGGTTTTAGATCTTTCCATAAATGCGCGTTCGGCTTTGTCGATTGCTTTAGTGGCTGCACCATAAGCCTTGCCTTGATCTTGAGCCCACGCCTTAAGAATTAAACGACCGCGACCTTTTGTGCTACTTGTTAGGTCTCCAAGGTTTTCAATAAATTGTGTGCCTGCATTAGGGTTAGTAGATCGACTTACCTTTTTAGATGTGCCACCTGCTTTAGAACCTACCCAAGGCTGACCTTGACCATTATTAGCTCTGCCTGCTGTTTCATAAATAGCACCTGCAACAGACTTATTGAAAATAGTTGCATTAGATGTAAAGCCTGATCTAGTTGTCTTACCCGCTTTTGTGGTAAAACCTATGCCAGAGCGAATAGCACTAGCGTTAAAAAAGGGAAACCGAGCCTCTGAAAATGATCGACTAGCCCAGCCAGACATAGGAGAATCAGAAGGCACAAAGCCCCTAGCCTTTTTAGCAATAGGAGCTAGTGCAACTTTTAACTCTGCGTTTAATTGTTTGTTTAAGTCAGGAGCAAAATCTCTAAGGGCTTTGCGAGTTTGTTTAACGCCTTCTATTTTTACTCGCATCGCTCACCTCTTTCGCTTCATCCTTTAGACCTTGTACTAGAGCATCTAGCATGGTCTTATCTAATTCCAATAATTGTTGTGGCGCGATTCCCAATCTAATGCTTAGCCTAGCGATTAGATAGGTGAACGGAAGATCGCGCTTTAAGCTAAAGGGTCTGAGTCCTCGACACTTACTGACTTCAGTGTTTCGATAAACTCTAAACCGTAAGGCTTAACAGTTTCACCTGACCTGCGTGTTACTTCCCATGCTAACCAATAGACATCGCTCTGCTTTTCTTCATCGCGAAACGCCTTGTGGAAGCCCTTTTTAGCGTACTGCTCAAACGAGTACTCCACTGCTGGAGTAATTTCGCCTTCTAGTACGCTTCCATCTGTACGAACTATCTTTAGTTTTGCCATGGTTTTGCCCCTTTGTTAGTTTTTTATGCGGATGTTACTGCAATAGTACCTGATACGTTCCAAGTTACGCTCTGAGTAGATAGGTCTGCAACAGCACCATTTACAGGTGTAATGTTATTGACCAAGCATGTCATTGTGTAAAGTGGGTTGTCAGCTGAAGTAGCAGCAGATGTCTGCTTAAATGTTACAGTTACATTAGAACCCCAGTTTGTGTTTAGTGTCTGAAGTGTCTTTGCTGTTGCTGCATCATTGATAAAGTCGATCGTAATGCTTGAGGCTTCTAGACCCTTAATATAACGATGACCGGAATCGCCAAGAGCTGTGACTTCTAGCTCATCAAATGCTCGGTTGATAGTTACAGATGTAACTAATGTTGAGAGATCTACCGCATTAACAGTTAGAACTCCAGTGTTTGCTAAATAAACTGCCATCGGATTATTCCTCGTCTTTCTTAGTTACTGGCTTAGGTGTAGGTGCTGCTGTTGGTGCTACCTGTCCGATCTTGATCAGAAAGGCTTCGTTCTCTTTTTCCCAATCGGACATACTTAACTCCAACTCGTTAGGATTGATACGGACATCTCGCAGCTTAAAAGGTCTCCCGATGCAGCGTTGAGAATACTTGGTGCGCTTATTGCGCTTACATTATAGACCAGAGATGAGGCTGCTAACTTAGCGAACACGCTAACTACAGTATCTTCTATCCCATTTAGGTTGCCTTCATTGTCGAACAAAGGCACTGTCATAATAATCTTAAAATTAGCCATAGGGCTTACTGAAATCTGCCCATTGTTATTAGGTGTCAAATATGGATCGTCCGGAGAAACAATACAGCTGTTAGCCAATACAACGCTAGGAGGAAAGGCAAAAGTTGAATAGCGAGCATTATCTACTAACGCTGTTGCTAAAGTAGTTCGGAGTGTAGTTATCGCAGGTGTTGGCATCAACTACCCGATCATACTGGTAGGCGCGAGCGCGTGGGAAACCAAGCCCCTGATCTTCGCCAACAGTTGTGCTGACATCCGATAGGGGCTAGGCTGGAAATCGACTGCGTTACTGCCTGAAAGGGTGGCTGTACGCGCTTGCCAGATTTCAACAGCGATCATCAAAGCTGCTTGCTGGACTGCCATGTCAGTTGTCCAGTCTGTGTAGTTTGTTGCCGTTACTGCTCCAAAAGGCTGAACAGGATGCTTAGGCTTTACTGCCGCATGAGATGTAACCATAGTGATCGAATCTTCACCAACAGCTGTCAGAACCTTACTGCCATTAAATGCTGATCCGCATCCCGTGATCGTTACAGTTTGTCCTACAAAAAAAACATCTTCTATTTTTTGATTGAAGTAAAGTGTGCCTTGACCAACAATACTGCTGTGAGAAATTACAATTTCTGAGTTAGTCCAGAGCATTGGAAGTAGGACTGCGTCTGTCGCGTCACACACTTCCTGAAGGGTCGCGTCTGGATACAAAGTGCCAACTCCGAGAGTGCTACGGAGTTCTGCGACTGTTGTAAGTGCCATTCTGATCCTTTCTAAAGACTCTAGGGAGTAGAGGGCTACTACTCCCTAGAGCGACTTAGTGTGCTGCTATTAAGCAGTCATGTTGAAGCGACGAACGCCCTTACCTGACTTAGCAAGATAGATTGCTAGGTATCCGTAAAGGTTGATTTCGATCTCGCCTGTTGTCAATACATTGACGCGAAGCTGTGTCTGTGGTGACTCCCAGCAATAGACAGATGATGGAGCAACCAAGAAGGCTGAGTCATCGATAATGCCTGAAGTTGTGATGTTGTGATCCACGATCAAATCAGTGCCAAGGATATTCCCACGAACACTTGTAGCTACCGCATTACCTGCTGCATTGTATGTTGCACCTTGTGCTGAGTAGAGTGCGCGACCTGTTGTATCTGCGTAGCCTGTGATTGCAGCCCACTGGTCAGTCGATGCAACTAGCTTGTTAGCAAAGTCTCCGCCTGTACCCTTGTACGCTGCTGCACCTTCTACTGACACGAATGATTGTAGTCCTGCTGCTGTAGTTGCAACAGATGTTGCCTGTGTACCAGATGCAGTGAACGCTGCGATAAGTGCTGCGTCTGTTGCCTTCTCGTACGCTTTTCTAAGCTCAACCATCATCAATTCCATAAACTGTGGCTGGCTGCGGTCGACGAGCTCAAATGAAACGCGTTGTAGACCTGAGAACTTATTTACATCTACTGTGTCGTAAGCAGATGTCATACCTGTCTCAGATGGTGCTGAACCTTCGTTAGTGTCTGCAACTGTTGGAGCAGTGTTAGCTGTTGCATTGTTAACATACAAACGAGGGACAGTAAAGCTCATGCCTTCTGCCATAAGTGCTGCTGTAGTTGCAGCTTCGAACGCTGGGCGTCCTGTGAATGTGTCAGTAAGGAAAGTGTTTAGGTGTGGTGCAAGTGTAAGACCAGTGTTTGTAGATGTTGAGTCATCTGCTGCGCGAACTACGCGGCGTGCTTCGTCATCTCCCATTGCTGCCTTGATGTTAGCTTCTAGGTACTGCGCTGATGTAATTGGTGCAATGCGCTCACGCACAAATGTAGTTGCAGTAACAACAGGACGAGCAGCTTCAACTGCTGCTGCCTCTACTGGTGCTGCAACTGTCTCTGGAGTATTCTCCACAGCTGTCTCGCTTTCTGTTGGTTGGATTTCTTCTACTGCTTCTGGAGTTTCCTCAGCAGCGACATCAATAACCTGAGCAGACTTAAAGGCTGGCTCTGTTACTAATGAAACTTCTAGCAACTTGGCAGCGGATACAAACATCACATTGCCCTTCTGCTTTGACTTAATTACTTCTACTCCAACAGAAAGACCGGACTGAAGTCCTTCCTCTGCAAGGATTAGAGCTTCTGTACCACGATTAGATCGTGAAACTTTGAATGATGCGTAGATGCCATCTTCCTGCTCGGTGAATTGTGTTGCCTTACCGAGAGGCTGGCGTGAGTCATGTTGATTAAGCAACTTGACAGTCTTAGGATCTTCTGGAAGTGCAATAGCACCCTTCTCAAACACAACTTTGCCTGCTGAAGTGTTACCGACTTCGCCTGTACCTGCTGGCACGATCTTGCCTGAGATTAAGCGTTCTTCTACATTGGCAATAAGACCAGATGAGAATGTGATTACCTGATTCTCCATTATTCGATTCCTTCGCTTCCATTAGGTGTTAAATCTTCCATCTCCATTGCTTGCTCAACTGTGATCAAGCCAAGAGATAACATCTTCTCAATTACTAGCAAGCGTTCCATTGGTTCTGTTGCTAGGAATGAAGAATCTACATCGAACTTAACTGCGTTACCGCGAGCAGTAATATCATCCATTGAAAGACGATCCTCTATTGCACATACATAAGGAGCCAGTGATAGAGAATAAAATTGTTTTCTTTCGTCAAGGACGTTGGCATAAGTCATTGAGTTATTAGCTTCAGCAGAAAGCATGTAAGCAGGGATGTTGCATAGACGAGCAATTTCAGTTGCCAAGAATTGCTGCGCCTCGTCATACATCATGTCTTTAGGTGAGAATGATGTTGGCTGATATTCAAGAGTGCTTGTTAAATAAGCAGTCGCACGATTTTGACGAGCGTTCTTCCATGCTGCTAGTAATCCTGCAACCTCTTTAGGATCTAGGTCTGCTCCGTTATTGCGAAGCACTCCAGAAGGCATCGGAGTTGATGCTGCAATAACTGCTGCCTTACGAAGATCGATAGCAGCTCTGATAGTGTCAGATCCGCGTTCTAAGATACCTTCATCAAAGGCTTGAAATGTAACAATAGATCCCAGACCTGACATCGGTACTGCAACAGCATCGATAAAGTATTGTGTGATTTCCATACCATAAAGATCTGTGTTAAATGTAACCTTGACATTAGGGATCCACTTAAAGCGAGAAGGGCGTCCATCTTCTGCATACAATTCTGTAACCTGCCAGTAAGCCACGCCGTACATCATTAGTGAATCAACAGTCCACGCCATAGTTACCGATCGCGGTTGATTGATTGCTGGCTGATCTACCCAGACTGGATTACCTAATTCTTCACCTGTAGATACACGATATAAATTAAGAGGCAGTCCGCCAATTACTCCAGAGAGTAAGTTTCGGCATCGAGCTACAGATGGTACTGACATAGCCTCATTGCGTTGAACGCGAGGCATAACATAGTTAAATAGCGAGTTAAGATTCTCGCCCATAATTGTAGGGGCGTATTGCGCTGTAAGCGATGTCTTATTAGGAGTGGTTGCTTCTGTTTTGCGGAATAGACCCATAGTCAGAAAGTATAGCATTTGTCAAGTAATTAGACAATATGCTAGGGCGTGTCTAAGTGTATATCTGAGGCTTAGGTGCTGGAAGCATTAACTTGGAAACTACCATCGCTAAGCCAATAGGAGCAGAGATATCTCCGGCAGACTTTCTTTTAATTATGCGCCACGCGCTGTCATTTGTTTTAGCAGCTGTGTTTGTGAACTGCTCTATTAGATCCTTCTGCCCGTTGTGTACCACACGCAAGTTAGTCATTCCTTCCAATAAGTCTCCACAGGCTTTGTAGAACTGTTGCCCTGAGACATCTTCGACCATAACTCCAGCATTGGCTAAACGATCTGCGATTGTTTGTGTGGCGTATTTGTCAAAGCAGACTAGGCGAGGTTTATACATGTCAACCCATGACTTTATACTAGCTGCCATCTTTAATTCATCGATAGCAACCTGCGAGCTGTAAGTCTCTAAGATGCCAATGCCGATTCTGCCATCTGGAAGCAACTGCCCTGCGACAAGTGATCCATTGCGCCTGCTTGGTGACACATCAAACCCGAATACTGTATAAGCACCGACTGACATTTCTAGAGTGCTATCAGATGAGTTTTCAAGTACCTCTGTACTGAAAGGACATGACAGGCTGGAGATCCACTGACAGAGTTGCTCGGTTCTTGCTGCTTCCATCGTTGATGAGCCAATCGTTTCCTCGATTGCCTCCTCTGTGATGAGATGTCCAAGGCTAGGATTCGCCATTGCCCACGCTTTACGATCCCAGATATCACAGAAGTCAGGTGCGCTGTATTCATAGAAGCCCAGACTCTTAGGAGGTTTGTTTAAGCAGGCATCGTGTAGATCATTAAGCACTTTACTAAAGGCATCTCCGGCATTGCTAGTAAATAGACGCTGGCTATTCTTACGAGCTAAAGTCACAGACTTAGCAGCGTCCATCGCTGCCTCTGATACCTCGCGTAGCTCATCGATCCATAAAAAGTCACATGTCCTGCCTCTACTTCCGTCGGAGGTTGCAGCAGCTACTTCTAACTGTGCTCCAGATGCAAGGATGATGCGCTCATCTCCGTTAGTTCTACGGATGCCTTTCTTGATGTCTCCATCTTTAAGCTGCACTCGAAGGAAGTCATTGCGCTCGATTATGTCTGCCATGATGTTAAAGGACTTCATAGCCATAGCTCTATTTGATGACATTATGAGGATGTCCTTCTCACCGAAGCAGAATAGCCCTGCCAGTGCCCTCATTCTGGCAAGATGAGACTTACCGGACTGACGAGCTATCAGAAGCAGTGAACTCTTACGGATGAACTGGTCATCTTTGTCCACACCGCATATATCGTTGATGATTATCTTTTGCCATTCGAGTAAAGGCTGACCAATACGCTCAGCAAGCTCAGCAACTTGATCGCCTCGCGTTTTACCTTTTAAGAATGGACTGTGAAGCCTTGGCTTTAAATCCCCAACTAGTTTCTTGGATCGCTTGGGTTTATTTGTCATCGTATCGGGTCAGGTCTGGACTTAAACGGACTGTCCAGCATCGGTTCGGACTGCATCGGAGAGATACAGTTTGAAAAGACAGGGGGGGTGAACGACTTACCTAAAAAAGACGCTTGATTTCGAGATCCTTTAGCACTATTGCAAGGCTGGCAAGCACTGACACAATTCTCTGGATTAAAGGCTTGATCCGGTGCATCTTTGATAGGCAACACATGGTCAACAGTTGTGGCATCGCCTTGGCAATAACCACATTGATAGTTATCCCTTGCCAATATGGTTAGCCTAAATGCTCGCCATCTTCTGCTATCTCTAGGGTCATTGACCCGTCTTTGATTCAGTGCCAATTATAATCCTTCCAGTGTTGCCATGCCTTGCATGTATCACCTTGATAGATTCTATGATTATGAATATAACTAAGACCCCACTCTACCTGCTTGTATCCATCTACCCTTGCAAGATACTCACTGCGTCCTTGTGGAATACCGTTGTGTGATCCGTTCTTAGCTAATGGATTCCATGCACTCTCTTTACCATATAGCTTTAATAGACATATATGTTGCTCTTTATCAAAGTCTAATAGATATAAAGCATAAGTCTTATAGTCTATGTATGTCTTATTAACAGTCATATCAGAGCTACCTGCATTAGGCACTAGCAATAGAGATATCCCAATAGCTACTAGCACCCCGCGAGCTACGCCCCTAAGGGGCTCGCGGTGAGCCTTTGAGAGGCTC